CAGTGATGACGTCAACGCAGCCTGAAAAGCATCCCACCGGCAGGGTTTTAAGATTCGTCCACACAGGGGCTGCATCCATCTGACCTGTTTCCATCTTGTTAACCAGGTTCGCAATAGCGAAGGCTTCGATCTCCACATAAGCGACGACTCGATGTTCAAACCCGGCAAGCTCAAGTCCTCTTTCGATGCCACCATATCCCGTGCAGAGGCTGAGAACTGTGGGTAATTGGTCAGTAGTATCCACATTACCCAACAACCCTCCCCCCCATATTCTCTTTCAAGTCATCGATAACGGGATCCCCAATAAACTCCAATGCACCAACGCTGGAAATTTCCTCGCTTGTGTAGCCGCCCTGTCCGTTGACAAACGGTTGGCCATTAATTTTGTTGGTATAGCTCACAAAGTCGTTGTCGCCGTCCAGCGTCTCGGCCCATGGCGCCAGCATAGGAGGGATGAACAGGTGCTTCGGGCAAGCCTGTTTCTGGTCCTCAAACGATAAATCCTTTTTCCAGATTCCACAGGACCACCTGCCGTCGCCATCCATTTCAGGCGTGGAAAAGACGCAGGTTCTACAACTCACCTGAGGAGCCCCAGTGCCATGGCATTGGTCGCTATGATCACACCATTTGCACTTGTAATGGCTTGGATCCTCACTCATCCGGGGCAACGGTGCATCAGATGTGATAACATCCAGGGCCAGCTTGACAAGCAGCTCAGTGTGCGCCTGGTCGTACTGAATAATCTCGTAATACAGGCTGTCGTCGTTCTTGTTCACCGCCTGGTAAAGAGCAGCGGGGAGCTCCATATAATGCATATAGAGCTGCATTTGGTTGTAGTGGGCGGGCTTGCTTATAACCACGCCACGCTTGACCAAATCCTTAAAACTCTTTTGATTGTGTGTTTTCTGCTCACTGACGTGAGGGACTTCGGGAGCCTCGGGCAGGCCCAGCAAAACGCCATCAAGACTGCCACCGAAATGGCCACCATGGTCCTCAATACGCCACTGCTGGCCAGTATCCGGGTCAACATCCCACACGGTGATGTCGGCCTTTGTGAGAAGATCATTGAAAGTCCACTCCTCGCGAGCTCCCCTGGCAAACAACCTCAGCAGGCGCGCCGAATGCCAGGTTTTGGATGCCCAGCGATAAATATACCAGAGTTTTCTGGGACAGTCGGGGTCCATGATCGAGGCACCCAAATGGGCCCTGGACGGTCCAGACCCCTGGCCCTGCTCGACAGCCTGCTCGACAGCCTCTAGCGCAGATTGAGCCATGCTAGTCCCATGGTCTCCCGCCTGCCGCCGCAGGTTGCGACTGAGCTGCTGGCTGCGGCTGCGGCTGAGTGGCTGGGTACCAGCCGCGAATCTCAGGCTTTGAGGGATAGTTGTTGCTTGCTTTGCCCATGGCCACAACGATTACGCAGCGCTTGGAAAACAACTCGTCGGGCTGCTGGAACCCTTCCATGCCAACAGCGCGACATATCTGCGCGAGTTGGCGCTTGCTGATCTCAACAGCCTGCTGGCTCGGATTCCGGATGTTGAGGTTGTGCCAGATATAAGTGCCCGCGCAATCCCCCTCTATAACTTCAAACTGCAGGGTGAGTTTTTCGCCCGTGCCAGCTTTGGTAGGGGATATGTCGGTGTTGATAATTTGGGCCAAATATTCGCCTGGGGTCAGTTCCTTGTAGGTGCCACGGCCTTCCCTTGTATTGTCTGGGAAGTCGTTGGCGGAAAAAGTAAAGTTGCTCATGTGGTGCTCCTCTTTTTGTACAGCGGTTTAGCCCGCAGCCTTGTCGGCAACGAGCTGTTCGGTGAGCGCGGCTTGAAACGCAGCCCACGATAAATCAATTTCCTGCGGCAACCCGTAACGGTTTTTTGCAACGCAAGACGGCGTTTCGGCGGTGACCAGAACACGCTCACCAGTATGAACTCCGCGAGCTCTAGTCTGGCCAAAGCCCTTATCTTCTTTCTTAATCGCTGTCTTGTGTTTTGCAAACAAAACAGCATCAACACTTTCTTGAATGAGTCCGCTCGCCTTGGCATGCAACTTAATGTCATACCGGTCAATAGACTCATGCTCAGGCGACTCAAATCGCTTGATGTGATGATGTGCTATTAGAATGATGGCCATCTTTTTTTCGGTTCGCAGCTCCGAACACTTGCGCAAAAACACTCGAAAATGGTCCAGGCTCATTGTGAATCCCTTCCCATAATCGAATTTTTCGATTGAGGTCTTGTTGTTCTCCGCGCAAACTTTGTCGTGGATCAGCGGCTCGAGATGATCCAACGAATCAACGACCAGCGTCTGGTAGCCGTGTTTCTCTCGAATCAACATATCAATGATCCCCACAACGGCGTCGATGCTTGTGGCCAGTGTCTTGCCATCCGCATCAATAAAGCTGTCCAGCTCGAGATTCCCCTCACCCTGCTCTGTCTGGATGAAAACTGGACTAGGCGCACCCGCTGCAAACGTGGTCTTGCCAACCCCGCTGGTGCCGTAACATACAATAAAGGGGGCCTTGAGCCCGGTTGTTTTTTTGATCTGCTTGAGATTAAACACTGGCGCGGCCCCCAATCGAAATTAACGGACGGGCAGGGGTGACCTTGATAGCGCCCTCGAGTCGCTCAACTACATCGGGCTCGTTGTCCCGCAAAAAATTCAGAAACTCCTCGTCAGCCAAACAGCCGAGTCGAACTCGATGGATGTGCTGGGGGATGTCGTCAACGATGCGCAGTAGCTGTTTATGGTCCAGGGACCGGTTGGTCCTCCGTGTGATCGTGATTTTGTGGCCGGCCGGGGTGAGGGTCACCTCGTTGTTGAGACGTGGCGACATCAGATCCTCTATGCGCTCACGCTCCTGACGGCTTTTCAGCTCTAGTTCCGCCTGGGCTTTCCACTGCTCGGCGAGACTGCCGAGGCTAACTTCATTTTCCATAGGGTTGCTCGCTCTTCTTTACCATGAGCGAACAATTTATCAATTATATTAAACGATGTAAACCTTTTAGCTACATTGTGCGGATGATTTGAGAAATCTTGCGGAATAGTGGAAACTAGAGGTGGACAACATATGCAGTTATAAGGCACACTCACGTTGCAAAAAAGGACACCCCTATGACACCAGATAGCGCCTGGCAGGAAATTAGCGTCTCACAACTTGCCAATCAATTGAACATCAGCCGCACGGCCATCTATAAATGGCAGAAGAGCGCGCGAGGCATACCGGCTGAGCGCGCAATTGAAATTGAGGGTGTCACCGACATCGACCGGAAAAAGCTAAGGCCAGACCTCTGGCCGCCTGAGTGATGGCAGCGGTGGCTGCCCTAGACGAGGCCCTGGCGTTGATCGAGGAAGGCTTTACTGTTCTCCCGGCTCACCCCGTCAACAAAATGCCTCTCTTGAGCTCCTGGCGCCAATATCAGGAGCGCGAGCCAACCTCAAACGAGTACGCCTACTGGACGAGCTCAGCGAAATTTAAGGGCTGCAACTGGGCTATCGTGACCGGAAGACAAATCAATGTGGTTGATGCAGATTCGGCGGAAGCCGAGAAGTGGGTCAAAGAAAACCTTCCTTATACGCCGCGCACAGTTCGAACCGGCCGAGGCAGACATTTCTACTACCGGGCAACCGATTTAAAAATTCCTGGGTCAGCCAACGCCGACGCTAAAATTGATATTCGCGGCCGAGGGGGCATCGTAATTGCACCAGGGTCTGTCCATCAAAATGGGTCCATCTATACTACCGAGCTCGACCAGGGGATGGACGGAGACTGGCGAGATCTGCCCGAACTAAGCCCCGCTGATATCTCAAAAGTCAACGAGACCAACCATCCCCCGAAAAAGGAATTTCAATTTTCAATCGATGAGGTGGGCATAGCCGAGGGCGGTCGCAATGACGCCGCCGCCCGCGAAGCTGGCCGGCTTATAAGCGAGGGCCTGACCCCGCATGAGGCCCTGGTCGAGCTCGAGGAGTGGAACAGCCTTAACCGACCACCGTTGCCAGCGGGCGAGCTCAGAAGAACTTTGCAAAGTGTCGCCAATGCGGACAAACGTAACAAAGGCCAAATGCTCGTCAAGCAGGAGGCGCAGCGCGTAGCACTGGCGCCGACGCCGCTCGAGATCGGCAAGGTTGCAGCGATCCCGCCCAGGCAGTGGCTATATGGTCGCCATTATATAAGGAATTTTTTGTCAGTGACCGTGGCGTCCGGGGGTACCGGCAAGACCGCAGTGACCCTCGCAGAAGCCACGGCAATGGCAACAGGAAAACCACTGCTGGGCACCGAGACAGAAAAACGCCGTGTCTGGGTATGGAACCTCGAGGATCCACTTGATGAGCTGAGAAGGCGATTCGCGGCGATCTGTCAGCACTACTCTATAAGACAGGAAGAATACAGGGGCCACCTGTTCGTGAACTCTAGCCGGGACGGCAAGGTTGTCATGGCCGAGACGATCAATGGCCAGCCGGTCATCTTACCGGCCGCAGACATCATTCTTGGCTTCATAAAAGCCCACAAAATTGATGTGGTTATTGTTGATCCGTTTGTGTCCTCGCACCGGCTCAATGAGAACGACAACGGAGCCATGGACCTGGTCGTAAAAGCCTGGGGCCGGATTGCCGAGGAGGGCAACTGCGCCATCGAGCTCGTACACCACGTAAGGAAAGCCCAGGTAGGCCAGGGCGTCAGCTACGGCGATGCAAGAGGGGCGAGCGCGCTCACTGATGCAGCCAGGCACGTC